CGGAACCGCGAGCTTATGGAGCTTATACTTGAGAATACCGCAGTTTTCAGCAAGATTAAAAATTCTGCCATGTGCTCCATATGCGTATCCTTCAATTGCAACATCCGCTGCACCAACACAAAGATTGGTAGCCCATTCTGATATGGTATCAAATCTTTCAGTATCATAAGCATACTCTTCAAAACTTTCACCATTTATATTAGGTGCAATTTTTGTTGCGTATTTCTTAGTGTTTGTCAAAAAGTAAAAAGAGCAGTTCTGAAAACAGAAGTCCCGTTTTTCATCAAACAAACAAATAGCCGGGCTGGTTATAGAGTAATCAATTCCTACTAGCATATAAAACATGGCCTCTTGGTATATTTATTCAAACCATGGCCAGTTACAAACTTCCCGAGATAAAATGCTGTCAATCCATTTATATTGCACATCTACTCTGGCAGCACCATTATCTACAATTTCATTAGTTTCTTCTTCTAGTCTAAAGAAATTTATTATGCCAGCCAACTTTCCAGTATCCTCAAATACTCCACCACCAGAATCTCCATAATATACTGAACCCCTTGACGCCAGCATTCTCATAACCAACCCACGATCCTCTAATAGAGTACCGTAATATTTCATTACTCCAGGTTCACTTACTTTCTTGTATCCAAGACTCCAACCAACAGTTGTGAGTTTTTCTCCCATAGTAAGATCGGAGTGTTCTTTCATTATTTCGCAAGGAGGATCGTAGCAATCTTCCTCAAGAATGCAAAGTGCAATATCATTCCAAGGAAGAATTGTAGTGTATGGTTCTTTCAAGAAGACTTTTACAATCTTTATCAATTGGCCAGACGCCGACATGTAAAATTCGGCCTTTTCTTCTGCCAATGCAAAACAATGTTGTGCAGTCAATATTGCTTTGGGGTGAATTAACACAGCAGAACCTATGATCTTAGCACTAGGTGTAACCAAAGCACCTACACAGGAGTAGCGGTCGTCCTCTGCGGACTTTATGGAGTCGTACTTCGATGAGTCCAAAAGAAACGCAGGGACTCCCGCCACTCCTTGTGTTTTTTCCGGTTCTTCAACTTTATTTTGGGGTGAAGATAGCGAATTGCAAGCGGTGCTTGTCGCCAATATTAGAGCGAGGATTGATGCCCTCAAACTCATGGCCAAAAATATTTATAATAAAAAACCCCCTTTCGGGGGTAAAAATCTTTTGATTTTTTTAATACTCACACTATCTGGCAACCGCCAGCGCTGCAGGCATACTCTCTTGCCGATTCAGTATTGTCCTCAGCCTCGTATTTCGACAGATTACCAAAGTTAACTTTAACCTTGGGGTGTGCCGTATAGGTTGCTGAATCAATCTGCTCGAAGGGGGCCTGAGCATAAGTGTGGCTGTCCCCACCGGGAAGGAAAGAGATACCGGTTGCGATATCAAAGTTTTCCCATAGCCAGTTACCTACTTCAAGGAATTCAGAATCCCTATAGTTAACGGTAATCGATGGCTTGTGGTGGCAGTAATGTTCTTGATAAGTCTTCCACAAATCAAGATGGTCTAGTGCGCGAAGTTCCTCTGTGGTCATAGTTCCCTTTGGAGCCTTCATCGCAAATGTAAAGACGGCAGTAGAAGTTGGGTTGATTACATCATCTTCACACGGGACGCCTTGATCCTTCATGAGTTCATATAGAGGATCTTTCTTGTCCAAACGAATTCTACGGAAATAATATTCCGCATAGCGAGGATGGAGACCGGAGGCAGAGTCCACCAAACACGATGTAGTGCCTTCGGGCTTCACGCATGTAATCGATTTGCTGGGGCCAATCCCCAACTTATCTGCCCACTTGAGATTCGTGGCCGTAGCATGGTCACGAAGTGTCTCAAGCAATCTCACGAGTTTTGGCTTACCTTCAAGCCCGCTGGTGAGTTTATTATCAAAAATTCCTGTCATGCTAACACCTAGCAACCTTTCATCTTCACAGTTCTTCTTCCAATCTTCACGAAGGTATGGGAAGTTTGTAAATGTTGATTGAACTGTTCCAATGATTGTTGCAATCTCAATCTTTCTCTTCAATGTTGCCTGAGTGTCATCGGGGCGAACAACAACAGTTGAAAGATTGCAGAACTCAAATGGCTTCAGAATGATCTCTGAGCATGGGTTTGTTCCATACTCACAGTTTACATCACGACCCCACATAGCAGCCTGTGCTTGCAAAGCATTACGATTGATCATTCCACGCTCACCGCTGTGGCTGTTGTATAGCGAAGTCCATTCCTCTAGGAACTGGCCCATTGGAGGACGGCCACGATAGACAGCAGAGTTGTTGGCGTATGAACGGAAGCCAGCCTGCTCCCACCATGCACCGCTCTTGCATAGAGCCATCTCACGATCAGATAGATCGCTCAACGAGATCATAGCAGAACGACGAACACCACCGACGATTACTGCGTTAGCAATGGCACAGCAGAGATCATGGCATTCAAGGGCAGTTAGTCTACGGCCTTGTGCATTGTAGAACAACTTGACAGCAAACTTGAATAGGTTGTCAAGAGGAGCAGGACCACTTGCACGACCACCAAAGGTCTTGAGTCTTGCACCAGCAGGACGAATCTTGCTTAGATCCCACTTTACATGACGACCTGCATACAAGTGTTCGATAATGAACTTGATTGCGTTGCCCCACCCTTCCTTTGAATCTTCAACAACATAAGTGATGTTGAATTCTTTTTCAATCTTGTTTGCAACTGTTGGAAGTTTATCAGTGTATTGATGTTCAACAGAATAGCCAACGCCGGTTCCGTTCATCAATACAACAAACAACTCTGCAAATGATTGGATAGAATCAATCGGTAGATAAGAACAATTGTACAAGCAAGTGTTATCATGGTCTAGAGCAGGACCAGCAGTCATAAGACTACGCATAGAAGGAAGAACTTCTAGATTTAAAATTGCTTCCTTCACGTCTGGGCGCTCAAGCAATTGAGGAACCTTGCCAGTGAAATAATTCCACCAACGATCTACACACTCATCCCATGTCTCACGACGATTCTTCTCTGGTAGCCAGCGAGAATAGCGCGAGATAAAAATAAACGATTGAAATGGTGATAAATTTTCTGCCATATTGTTAACTCCTAATTGGGTTCCTTATTTAGATGTCAAAGTCTTCCACGAGACTGGAAAAATTGGTGCCAAAATTTTGTCAATTGCCTTAGCATATTCCTGAACTTCCCATTGAGCGTGTGCGTCAATTCGAAGATTATAAACACGTGCAAAGGCATACAAAGAACCCGTCCATACAAACTCCGTGTATGTGCCCTGCGGCAAAATTGATCTTGCTTGTTCCGGTGCGACGCCTTCTCCTATTAGATCATTGTAAAGTTTCAAACATTCATTTGAAACGGTTGTGTATTCTTGGCGCAAAGAAATACACTTGTCCATATCTTCAATAGGACCGCTACTACCTTGCTTTGCTCCATTGGTAGGAGCCGAGCGCCAGAAAGGAACATAGATCTCTGGCTCGTATGTAACATAGCGTCTGCTGACTTCATTCATTACGAGACCAACCTGATGCTTACCAAGTTGTGCGCGAACAAAGATCGGGCACTTGATACGAAGACTCACCTGTGGGTGGCAGAATGGAGTGAAGTGATTGTGTTTTGCAAGATAAGAAATTAGTTTCTGATCCTTCTCGGATAGAATCTTCTTTTGCGCTCCGGTCCAATGATGATCACTGTCCCAAGAACTTTCTTTGTTAAATGAAACTCTTGCAGCATTGACAACACTGAGATCCGATCCCATGTAATCAATCAAATCAACATGACCGTGATCCAAAACAGGATACTTAATCTGCGCCGTGCTTGTTGTCGTCTGTGTCATTCACATCATCCTCATCAATAATTTCAAGTGTAACACCAGGAACATCAACATAGTCTGCAGCGTATGCTCTTGCACGTGCCCAGAGTTCTGGATCCATTTCCTTGATGTAGTCGCTGAATCTTCCTGTAAAATTGATATAAGCCTTGCTGATCATGTCTAGCATTTCTTCAGACATGTCTTCTGGTAATTCTTCGTTATTTTCCATATTTAAACTCGCTTCCAATAAGTATAACGCATCTTCGCCTTTAGTCCAGAATAAACATTGTTTATTACAAGACTCACAGTTTTGGAGATGCCATAAGCCAAAACTAAATCATTGATATCTTTCTTATTTATCTCTTCAGGCCAAACAACCACATCTCTGCCAGCATCAATGTACTTGCCAACGATGCTGACGATTTCATGATTTCTTGGTTCATTGTCAAAAATGAATACTACCTTTGACTTCTTGATCTTCTCTGGCAGTTCATCCATCCATTTTGCTCCTTGCATGGCAACAGCATTAGGAATGAACATAGAGTCAATAGGACCCTCTGTGACATACACAGTCTCACGGGGATCTACTTTGTCTAGATTATACCAAAGATTTTCGCAACCCGGTCGTTTGAGCGTGATATAGCGGATTGCATCTTTGCACTCATTAAACGACCGCCCTTGGACACCCAGCAACTCTCCGGTCTCATCATAGAAAGGAATAACCAATCGATCTTCCTTTCTGCCTTCTTTGCCAAAAGTTCGCAGGATTTTACTAAAATCACTGCAGTAATAAAAGTTGCTATATTTTTCTTTCGGAATTTCTCTAGACTCAACATATTTTACTGCCTTATGATCCGGGTTTAGCCTGTCAAGCCTAACGCCGAGATCGGTAAACAAACTTTCAGTTTGTTGTTTTGGTTGTTCGACGGGTCTCTCTGGTTCTTTTTCTCTAAAGTTTTCGAATGTGTACTCTTTGCAGAGATTTGGGCAGACACTTTCAAGAACACCATATACACCACAAGCAAATCCGCAATTATGACACTTGTAAACATAGCTTCCTTTGTGTTCGAAGAAGTAACCTCTTGTCTTCGTCTTGTTCCTTACTGAGTCCCCGCACTTGAAGCATCGGCAAGTCGCTAGGTTATCCTTCTTCCACTTGAACTTCTCAAGGGAACCGGAACAAAGATTCACATACTTCTTATCGATATATATACTCATCACTTAGTCTCTTCAAATGTCCAACTAACAACTTTGTTCTTCTTTTTTCCAAATTGTGGATCAAAAGATGCTCCATCAAAGCCGGAACCAAATCCTTCTTCGTCAGTATTATTTGAATTTACCAAGTTATTGTTTCCATTGTCAACATCAAAGAACTTCATCTTAGACTTGTTGACACCTACCAAGAACTTCTTATTCTTAGTTGTATCGTTTCCACGATTCTTCAACTGCTTGACCATGAGTTGTCCTGCCTCGGCAAGTTCATCGGTCTCAATCAAAGCAAAAAACAGATCAGCAGTCTGGGGTAGACCAAAACTTTCAGAGGTATCTGTCATCTCCATGTCGCTGCTCTTTGCACCTTCACGGTTGACCTGAGTGGCTGTCCATAGAGGGACATTGAACTGCTTTGCAAGCCCTCTTAACTCCTCTGCAATGCCTTTGACATAGGTATAACTGTTCATGCCATTGCCCAACTTGAAGCGAGCGCAGGAGCAGATGTTCAAGTAATCAACAAAGATTACATCGGGAACAAACTTCTTTTTAATCTTCAACTCTTCCATAAGATTACGGAAGTGGGTTACGTTTGCGGCGGCGGTAGGATATTCCTTGATGATAAGTTTGCCACGGCAAGTCTTTCTTAGGGTGTCAACCTTGCCCTCATATTGGGTCAGAGGCATACGCTCAAGGTCATGCATGTCCGTATTGAGCAGGTTTGCATCAATACGCTTTGCAATTTCTTCTTCGGCCATCTCAAGCGTGATATAAAGAACATTCAAGTTCTGTGCCAAGCACGCAGCCGCATGGTGGCATAGGAAAGCA